GGTGATGTCAAAGCAGAGCGAAAAGTCCCTCTACTAGCTGCCAGTTGGCCAGCAAATTGAAATGCTGGACTAACTGCAGACGCTATCCTTCTGGCCATTCCCACAACTCGACCTACAGATTCAACAGCGGCTTCCACAGTGCCAACTGCCGTTTCAATCATACCTACAGGAGCCGCAGCATCTACGTTGGCCGAAACCGCCATAGCTACTGGGTCATATATTCCAGGTAAAGTGTCTAGAAACCCATAAAGGGCGGCACCATCCTGAATATACTCAATATGATTGACATATTCAATATTGATTGGATTAGAAGAAGCAGGAGCTGCTACTATCATGATCACAATCGCACACCAACCAGAAGTTGATTCTACTCCAAGAGAAGTAGGGTCATCTTCATGACTAGTGGTGGTTCTAAATCTGTAAATTCCATCGTCAAAAGCACGGGCTGGAACTATCAGAGGCCGCTCTGATAGTTCCACCAGGGAGAATTTTTCTGCCAAGGGCAATTGGGCAAACTGAGCTTCTGTGGTGGGCCAATCTAGATAAGGAACACTTGTCGCCATATTCAATGGCACATGTGCTACCCAGATGTGACCAGAAGCGGCAGTGAGAGCTGAATCAGTCGTGATTCTTAATCCCCAACCTACCGTTCTAAAAACAGAAGCTATGTTTTGTAGTGACGTATACTGCGGTATTGCATTAGCTGATCCTCCAGCCCATACAATAGTTCCAGCAGTCTGTGTAAATGACGTATAAACATAGTCAGCAGCCATTTGCGTAAATCCTAATGCTCCATACCCACCTGAATTAGTCGAGGCACCGAAAGAAGATTTTATAACTGCAGTACCAGTAGGATAACCAAAGTTATCTGGACTGCGCATTCCGTTACAAGCACTCAAGAACGGGTTAATTTTCCCCAGCACACTAGGGTGCAAACGTGGGATCGTCTTCTTCTGTTTATTTGATTTTCTCCGCATAACTTGCACATTGTTCTCCGCAACAATGACCATATTTTTCTTCCTATTATTACTATTATTTCTATTCTTTCTAGACATGTTATTAATTAAATTTGTTTTAGGGCCGGCCATATTAAATAATTCATGAATAACATAAGCTAAGAAAGGGTGTATAAAGCTTAAACACATATAAACAATGTGCATAGCTAAGTAATAAAAGTTTCGATTAACAATAGACTCAAAGAGCCCAAAAATCATGGTAGCAAGAAATGGAAAGAATATTCTCATAACTTCTTCAAAAATAGGTGACAATTCTTCAAGCCAGTAAAATTGTTCAGGATGAGGAAACACAACATGACTTGCATCATTTGGTTTACCCCAATCCTTCTCAATCATTACCTCAGAAGCTCGGGAACTCAACGCAACAGGAAAACCATCACGGAGTTCATTCTCAAGCTCAGAAAAATCGTCGGGCATTAGGTCATACCGATTACACATATAAAATAATGTGTCGTTGCAAGGAGTGAAGTCTTCAGTTGTATATTCATTGTACTCATTGTACAATGCTGCAACTCGGTGGTAGTGTTCTAAATAAACTGGATTTGAATAAAGACCTTTTATTCCTGGAATTGAGCCCAAGGCCTTTTCCATACCTTTTAGAATACTAGCAAATTGCTCACGGAATCTTAATTCATCATACTCCATATTCTTACACCAAAACGTTTTAGCCAGTAACTTACCAGGTTTTGGAACTAACAAGGTTCCTTCTAAAAACGGGACGAATATGGATGAACAAAACTCAACGTTCAAACTATCTACCTCTCTCAACTTTACAACAAATCCATTTTGTAAAAACAAATCCGTGTAATACTCGACATTAATCCTCTTAGACATAAACATCACAGTGTCGTCGCCTTTGGACATCATCGCAACTAAGTTGTTTCCAAACATATTGAGTGCAGTGTTAAGAGTTACCAAAGTGTTCCCTAGTAAGGTGGCCGAACGTCCTGAACACCTAATACCCTTACATAACACTTTAAGTCCTTTCCTATTAGTAATCTTAATCAACTCAATATCTCTCAGTTCTCTCTCAACCACATCAAGTGGGAGACCACACAAAGTGTAGAACTGACCTAACATACGCAAAACTTCTCCCCTCTGTGAAGAATCAAATGAACTGTAGTCACTATCATAAATATGATACTCACTATATTCATCAAAAAATCTACCTATCTCCGCGGAATCACCGTGTAATGGAAACAATAGATTTGAGGGGAGTAACTCTGCTAACAACTCTGCTAGTGGTATCAGCCAACGACCACTAGAAAAATTCAACTCGGGGCCTGAGGATACTATAGGTCGTGGATACTTTGGTTCAACGTAAGCCTCCATTTTGATGAAAAACTTACTATCGTTCCAATTAGATGGTTCAATATAATCATCTATTCTAACCGCAATTTCCTTAGCGAATCTTTCACGCTTCAACAATGGAAATCTGGACGACCATGCTTCATAAGAAAGTGGCTCTAAAGCCCCACTTATCTCATGAGCAATATTCTCAAGGACACTATGGATAGGAAATCCATAAGGTCCAGCACCAGGAATTTCTTGCAACAATTTATTCCTTAAACTCGACACAACATTGTGGCTACAAGAGCGAGGGAAATAAGGACAATACTTGGGATGGTAAACCATAGCACGAGCTATAGGCTTACGTTCACAAGCTTCCTCAACATCCTTTGGTGGACGAAACGACTTTACCTTACTACTGTCTAACTTCTTATCAGGCAAAGTGCAACAAAAATCATAAACCCAGGCTCTGCTGTGTTCAACAATACTAGTAGACTTCAATCTTTCGATCTCACGCTCTACTGATGTTGCATATTTCAGTACATCATACAAATATATTCTATATTTATACGTTTTAACCGCGACCACCAAGAGTGCTATTAGGAATAACAAATTCACTAATGAGCTCTCCGCAAATGTAAGTGACATTGCGTCTTTTAAAATAGACAAGCAATACCACATACCATACAACAACCCAATAACAAAGGAGGAGTATAAAATGGACTTACGAGATGAAAACTCAGTAAAAACCAAGCCAAGAGCATTAGCCCTATTCACTCCAATATTAACCAATTCCAGGTCAGGCATCTCAATCACAACTTCTTGATTAATATACCGACGCGACGCATACGCTGTCAAAGCTTTGCTGTCAACATGCTGCTCAACACCCTTACGATGTACCTTGTCCATGTATGCCTGCATGTTCCTCTTGTTAATATCTTTATGATAAGGTAAACTCTCATTAACTATTTTCTCAAATATCCTTTCCTCACGATCATCAAGTACTGTGGTAGGAACTTCAATAACAACATCAGAAGATGTTGGTCTTGGAGGTACCTGTGTAGCAATAGCCACAAACCGCAATACAGTGACATCGTCAAACTCCCTCGCTATATCCCATTCTAGTGTGCCATTTTCGTCATCATAATGACCCACTTCCATCCAACTGGTATCTGCATGCACATACTCAGTTAAGTTTCCCAACACCTTCACATAAACCATTCCTTGTGATTTATGATAAGACATCTCACCTTGCATCATTGTACCACTCTTCTCCTTATACAAATGCACAACAGCATAGTGAACAGGGTGAACCTGCCGTAGCAAATTCCTCAACATGTCACTAGGTTTGACATAATACAAAGAGTGCACACTCATTGAAGCAGCCATAAGGCCAGCTTCACAGTAGCAATCATTCCATTCATGATGACAGTATCTGTCACTAGGGATTCTAAAATGCCTAGCAACATCTCTGTTGTCATAAACAGGTATACAACTCCACATATAACTACGCCGGTTGGAATAATGCCGTTTAACAGCACCACCAACATCAAGGATCACAGCCTCATGAACCTTATTTTCATAAAGTTCCAAAATCAATTTCTGAATGCACCATGCTTCAGACATTGACCGAAGGCCAGCACAAAAAGGATGTTTATTATCTGTGTTATATGATATCAAATCTTCCAATTTGTGCGGGTGAAATCTGGACAAAGCGTCTAATTTAACTTGATTCCATGAGAGTGACTTAGGGACGAAATAAGTCACTTGAGGAAACCTGGGATTGGGGTGCTTCTTCAGAATTGGGAAATCATTCCGATCCCATTTCTGCACCTTCTTCACTTCACGACCAAGCAGATTACGTTTCGAATCATCTTGATCTCCGATTTTGTTAGCTTGACCAACTAAATTTAAAGGGGAATTCGTTTTGCATTCCGACGCGTTTAATTCGATCATCTAACTACCCAAACCAAATTAAG